GACGAGCCGACCGAAGGTAATCTGTCACACAATCGATGGAGAAAGTACGCCAGCCCCGTGTGGATGGACATTCGCAGTTCGCGGACTTTGAATTATCGAGGAGGTCGGGACGACGACGACGAACGCCACATCTGCCCGATGGCATTGGACATAATCGAACGCGGCATCGAACTGTGGTCGAATGCCGGCGATATTGTTTTCGATCCATTTGGCGGTATTGGATCTACCGTTCGATCTGCCGTAAATATGCGACGCAAAGGGATATCGACTGAACTTAAGCCAAGCTACTTCGCCATGAGCGTAAATAACATGGAAGGTTTGCGGCAATTCGTTGATAACCGGACTTTTGAAATCTTCCAAGCGTTTGACGATCAACCAGACTGCACTGAGATTGTCTAAATGCCCGTTGAATTAAGACCGTTCCAAGCCGAGCTTGAACGCCGCGTTTACGAAGCCTGGAACCAAGGGGCTTTGAACGTAATGCCCGTGGCCGCCACGGGGTCCGGTAAAACCGTTATTCTGTCCAAGGTTCTCTATGACGAACCGGGCGCGTCGGCGGCCATCGCGCACCGCCAGGAATTGGTAAGCCAAATTTCTATTGCCCTGGCCCGTAACGGAGTGCGCCATCGCATCCTTGGCGCCAAGAAGGGGTCGAACCTGATACGGATTATCAGCGCCCTACAGGTTGCGGAGCTTGGCTATTCCTTCTTTGACCCGAACGCGAAGACCGGCGTCGGCGGCGTTGATACCGTCATACGCATGGACCCGACCGACCCCTTCTTCATGCAAACCCGCTTGGTCGTCCAAGACGAAGCGCACCACGTCCTAAAGGCCAACAAGTGGGGGATTGCTGCCGGAATGTTCCCGAATGCCCGGTCGTTGCTCCCGACGGCCACGCCGCTACGTGCTGACGGCAAGGGCCTTGGGCGGCACGCGGACGGACTGGTCGACGCCATGGTCTTGGCGCCTTCCATGCGGGACATTATCAACATGGGGTATTTGACGGATTACCGCATTTTTGCGCCGCCGTCCGACCTTGACCTAACCCAAGTCGCCTTGAGCCAGGCAACCGGAGATTACAACGCGGACCAGCTACGCAAGGCGGTCCACAAGTCCCATATTACCGGGGACGTCGTGGCGCATTACCTCAAGTTGGCCCGGGGTAAATTGGGCGTTACCTTCGCCGTTGACGTCGAAGCCGCGACCGAAATTGCCGCGGCGTTCCGTGCGGCCGGCGTGCCCGCGGAAGTGGTAAGCGCCAAGACCCCGGACGCTCTACGCTCTCAAATCCTCCGGCGCTTCAAGGCCCGGGAAATCCTGCAGCTTTGTAACGTGGACCTTTTTGGCGAGGGTTTTGATTTGCCAGCAATTGAGGTCGTGAGCTTCGCCCGGCCGACGGAGTCTTTCGCGCTCTTCTGCCAGCAGTTTGGCCGGGCGTTGCGCTTAATGCTGTCCAAGGAAGCCGCGGCCGTGCATGCCCACATAACGGACGAACAACGCCGGGCGGCAATCGCGGCCAGCGAAAAGCCCGTCGCCTTCATCATTGACCACGTCAACAACGTACTCCGGCACGGGCTCCCGGACGCCCGCCGGGAGTGGTCGCTAGACCGCCGGGAGCGCCGGAGCAGCGGCAAGTCGGACGCCATCCCCATGCGGGTTTGCGTCAACCCTGAGTGCATCCGACCCTATGAACGCGTCTACAAATGCTGTCCCTATTGCGGCCACTACCCGCCCCCGCCAAGCCGGATCGCCCCGGAGTTTGTCGACGGCGACCTGACGGAGCTAGACGCGGAAACCTTGGCCGCCTTGCGCGGGGAAATCGCCCGTATTGACGGCGACCCGGTCATTCCATACGGGGCAGCGCCGGAAGTGGTCGGGGCAGTCAAGCGCCGGCATTGGGAACGGCAACAGGGGCAGCGCGACCTACGTAACGTCATTGCCTGGTGGGCGGGTCTTGAGAATGCCCAAGGGCGCGGGGAGTCCGAAAGCTACCGCCGCTTTTTCCATCGCTTCGGGGTCGACGTTGCGAACGCCCAAACCCTCAACGCCAAGGAAGCCGCGGAGCTTGCCGGCCGTGTGGCCGCGGAGCTTGCCAAGTTCGGCATTGACGGAAGCGTCAACGCTGGTGCATACTTCGCACAAAATCAATAAGGGGTTTACGGTAGTGACAAAAGCCTATTACAACGAATTCGACCCTTACGCCGCCCAATGGCTTAGGAATCTGATAACCGCCGGCCACATTGCGCCGGGCGACGTGGACTCAAGGAGTATTGAAGATGTCAAACCCGGCGACCTTACCGGATATACCCAATGTCACTTTTTCGCCGGAATCGGCGTTTGGTCCTACGCCCTCCGACGTGCCGGATGGTCCGATAGCCGCCCTGTTTGGACAGGCTCTTGCCCCTGCCAACCTTTCAGCGCGGCAGGCAAAAGAAATGGGTTTGCTGACGAGCGGCATTTATGGCCGGCATGGTTTCACCTTATCAGCCAGTGTCGACCTACAGTTGTTTTTGGAGAACAGGTTGCATCAAAAGACGTCGACCCTTGGATCGATCTTGTTCAAGATGACATGGAGGCCCTGGCTTACTCCTTCGGGGCGCTACCGTTTCCGGCGTCGGACATTGGGGCGCCAAATATCCGTGAACGGTTATATTGGGTGGCCGACTCCGATTGCTCAGGATTTTACCGGCTCAACTCATTGCTACAGCGGAACGCGACCCGACGGGAGCAAAAGGATAGCCATGAAATTACCAGGAGCGGCAAGAGCGCATGCGTATGGGATTCTGCCGAATGGACGCCCGGCGCCGACGGAAATTGGCGTCCGATTGAATCCGGAATTACCCCGATGGCTTATGGGGTTGCCTCAGATATGGGGAAAATACGCGCCTACGGAAATGCCCTAAATTCAGAAGCCGCTACCGCTTTTATTGAGTGTTTTTTGGAGTACAGACAATGAAAATTGGCGATTTTGTAAGATTTAAGCCCGTGGTTATTAAACGCTGTGGGCATGATAAAGCGTTGGCTGACCTGAAAGGTGAAGTCGTTGCGATAGTTGGAAAAACGGTTGATGTTAAATTCCCCGATAGACTTCGATCGATCCCTACAGCAAATGTCGAAATTGTTAAGCCGATCAATAACGGCTTTTGGACAAGCCGTCTAGTATGAGCCCGGCCGTCTACCAATGGGCCGCCCGACACGGGGTAAGCCTTCAAGCCTTGGCCGAACTGCAAGCCGTGTTTGGCATGCACGGCGGCCACGACCTACCGCCGGAAGTAAAGGGCACCAGTGAGGCCGCGGTACAAGCCGCCGTGCGCCTGGAAGCCGCCCGCAAAGGGGTACGTCTATTCCGCAACAACGTCGGCGCCCTGATTGATTCCCGGGGCGTCCCCGTGCGCTATGGACTGGCGAATGAGTCCAAGCAGGTTAACGAAGTCATGAAGTCCGCGGACCTGATAGGCTGGCGCCCAATGCTGATTGAACAGCGGCACGTCGGCCAATGCGTTGCGCTCTTCGTGTCCCGCGAATGTAAAAAAGTTGGCTGGCGCTATACCGGCGACGACCATGAGCAAGCGCAATTGGCTTGGGCTCAACTGGTTACGTCGGGCGGCGGCGATGCTGCCTTCTGCACCGGAATCGGCACCCTCTAATTTTCTTGAGTAGACAGCCATGACTAAAAAGCGCCTTTTGCCCGACGACCGTAAGCTGGAAATTTTGAACGCTGCAATCAAGGTCGCCGGTCGACCCGGCGGCTGGTCCAAGCTGACCCGGGACGCCGTCGCCAAGGAAGCCGGTTGCGCGGAAGGCTTGCCATCAAGATACTTTGGCACCATGGTCGCCTTCCGACGTGCCATCATGCGGGCCGCCATCGTTGCCGAAGAATTGGGCGTAATTGCCCAAGGGCTGGCGGCCGGCGATAAGTGCGCCCAAAAGGCCGACCCCGAACTGAAAGCCCGCGCCCTCAACACTTTGGCGGGCTGATTCCATGCGAGAGTTACCACCAGCCCTAGCGGCAATGGGCGCGTATCGACAATTTATTGTCTACGTGTCCCAACCAAGCCGGAGCCGGCCCGGCAAAACTGACAAGTTCCCCGCCGACTTCCGCTCGGGCCGTGTGGTATCGGCGCACGACCCCCAATTTTGGACGGACCACGCGACGGCCATCGCCGCGGCGGTACAGTTCGGCGGCTCCTACGGTGTGGGCTTCGTCTTCACGGAAGCCGACCCCTTCTGGTTCCTCGACATCGACGGTTGCTTGCTGGCCGACGGCTCCGATTGGTCCCCGCTGGCAAAGCAACTTTGCGGAGCGTTTGCCGGGGCCGCCGTTGAGGTAAGCCAAAGCGGCCGGGGCCTGCATATCTTCGGGACCGGGCGCCCGCCACTGCACGGTTGCAAGAACGAAGCCTTGGGCCTTGAGTTCTACCATACGGGCCGCTTCGTTGCCCTGACCGGCACTAGCGCCGCGGGCGATTCCGCGACGGACTGTTCCGCGATATTGCCCGCCCTGGTTGCCAACTACTTTCCGCCGGACGCCGTGCAATCCTTGGAACAGGGTTGGACCGAAGGCCCCGCGGCCGAATGGCGCGGACCAGCCGACGACGACGAACTTATCCGGCGGGCGTTGCGGTCACAATCAACCGCGGCGGCATTTGGCGGCCGGGCCAGTTTTGCGGACCTGTGGACCGGGAACCTTGACGCCCTGCAGCGTTGCTATCCGGACCCCGTGCGGGCCTATGACGCCAGCAGCGCCGACGCGGCCCTGTCCCAACACTTGGCCTTTTGGACCGGGAAGGATTGCGAACGCATCAAGCGGCTTATGGAAAAGTCCGCATTGGTCCGGGATAAATGGGACCGGGAAGACTACTTGCCCCGCACAATCCTGGGGGCCGTAGGGCGTCAATTTGAAGTGCTGACGGACAAGGCCCCGGAACCTGTGGCCGGCGCCCCTGACAGCCCCGCCCCCAGCGCCACGAACGAACCGCCCAAGCCGACCTTGGTCACGGGCTCCACCTTCGCCAACAATGAAGAGCAATTGCGCCTTTTCGCGGGGTGCGTGTATATACAGGATTTGCACCGCGTCTTGGTCCCCGGCGGCGTCATGCTCAAGCCGGAGCAATTCAAAGTTGCCTATGGTGGGTACACCTTCACCATGGACACGGCGAACGAAAAGACCACCCGCGACGCCTGGGAAGCCTTCACGCAAAGCCAGGCGTACCGATGCCCCCGGGCAAACGCCCCTTGCTTCCGTCCGGACATGCCCCCGGGCGCCCTCATTCAGCGGGGCGGCCAAACATTCGTCAACACCTATTGGCCCGTCGAAGTGGCCCGCAAGGTTGGGGACGCAACGCCGTTCCTTACGCACTTGGCAAAGCTCTTGCCGGACGAACGCGACCGCCTCATTCTCCTTTGCTACATGGCCGCATGCGTACAGCATAAGGGCGTAAAGTTCCAATGGGCACCCTTGCTGCAGGGCGTTGAAGGTAACGGCAAAACCCTGTTCACCCGTTGCGTTGCGGAGGCCGTGGGTCGCCGGTACGTGCATTGGCCGAAGGCTTCCAAGCTGGCCGCACAATTCAATTCTTGGATGCTGGGCAAAGTCTTCTATGGAGTCGAAGATATCTACTTGCCGGACAGCCGGGCGGAAGTATTCGAGGAATTAAAGCCGATGATTACCGGCGGCGACGGCCTTGAGATTGAAGGCAAGGGCGTCGACCAAATCTCCGCGGACGTGTGCGGCAATTTCATGTTGAACAGCAACCATAAGGACGCTGTACGGAAGACCAAGAACGACCGCCGCATTTGCATGTTGTTTTGCGCCCAACAGCAAGCCGAAGACTTGACCCGCGACGGCATGTCCGGGGACTACTTCCCCAAGCTGTACGACTGGCTCCGGGAAGACGGTTACGCCATCGTTTCGGAATTGCTGCATACCTACCCCATCCCCGACGAATTCAACCCCGCTACAGGTTGCCAGCGTGCCCCCGTGACTACCGCCACGGCCGCCGCAATCGCCGCCAGCGCCGGGGGCGTTGAACAAGAGATACAAGAGGCCATCGCGCAAGGGCTCCCGGGCTTCTGTGGCGGTTGGGTATCGTCTATCCAACTCGACCGCCTCTTGGAAAAGCTGGGCGTCGCCCGACGCGTTACGCACTCCAAGCGCAAGGAAATGTTGCAAGACATGGGGTACACCTACCACCCCGCGCTAGTGGAAGGTCGGGTCAACAATCTGGTATTGCCGGACAGCGGCAAGCCGCGGTTGTTCGTCCATAAGGACAGCCAGGCCCGCCACATTCAGGGCGCCGCGGAGGCCGCCAAAGCCTACGAACAAGCCAACAACCATGCCCGCGTGCCGTTCCCCCTGGCCGCCCCGGCGCACGCATAGGAGGCCGCACGATGCAACAGCGTCAACCCCATACCCATATGACTTGCGGCTTTTGCCTGCAGCCTAAAATCATCCGGTCGAAGCCGCACGAAACCAAGAGCGGCCAGCCGATTTGCCCGGATTGCCTGGAAGAATACAACCGTTGCTTTCCCCCCTTGACTACGGTAAATAATTCATCTACCATGCAAGCGGAATTTACTTTTTAACTATCACTTGGAGAGGTGAACCAATGGAAGACTTTACCCGCGAACTGACCCCCGGCAACATGAAAGCCGCCATGAAAGCCGTCGGCGCCGTAAGTGCGGACCTGTGGCAAGTGGAACCGACCCGGCTCCGCATCCTTGAGGGCTTTAACGCCCGCGTCAAAAATGAAGCGTATGCCGGCCGCGTGCGCTGGATTGCTGACAGCATCAAGGCAAACGGCTATTACAGGGACAAGCCGTTGACCGGCTTCGTGGCGCTGGAAGAGGGCACGGAAGTTATCTACGTCACCGGGGGGCACCGCCGGCACGAAGCGGTATTGCTGGCGCTTTCGGAAGGTGTGGAAGTGGCCGCCGTGCCCGTGGTAATCAAGCCCCGCGGCACCAGCATGGAAGACCTTACCGTTGACCTTGTCACGGGCAACGAAGGGGAACCCCTGACCACCTACGAACAAGCCGTCGTGTGCAAGCGCCTGGCCGCCTTCGGCTGGGAGTCCAAAGAGATTGCCCGCCGCTTGGGATACTCCGGGGCACAATACGTCGACGCCCTGTTGTCCCTGGCATCGGCGCCGCTCCCGGTTCGCCGCATGGTAATGGAGTCGGTCATATCGGCCACATTAGCAATTGACAGTATCAAGAAGCACGGGGACAAGGCGGGCGACGTGTTACTGGCTGCCATGGTCAAGTCGGGGACCGGCCGCGTTACCGCCAAGCACTTGCCGCAAGCCGAATTTAAGAAGGTGCTACGCAAACAGGCGGAACCCATGCACCAAATGTTGACCACGCTCATGGACGACCCGGGCTACAAGCAATTGTCCACCAAGTTCCAAAAGGCGCTTGTCGACCTGTTGGAGAGCATGAAGAAATGACGGAGCTATCAATCACCGTAAGCGTTAAATCCCGCTGGTGGACAAAGCCGCTTTTGTTTGCGGCCGGCGCCCTATATGCCGCGGTTTTCCGCTGGGGCATTAAGTTTGAAGTCGAGAAATAACCGTTGCCGACGGTAAATTATTTATCTATAGTTAGGCCCGTAGCATCCTTAATTCACCTGGAGAGGTACACACCATGAAAATTGAAATCAAATCCCGCTTTTCGCTGGAAATTCTTTTTAGCCACGAATGCGAAAACAACAGCGACGCAATTACGTTGGCCGCCGCGATAAACGCAAAAGCGAACCTTCGCAGCGCGAACCTTCGCAGCGCGGACCTTCGCAGCGCGAACCTTCGCAGCGCGAACCTTTACGGCGCGGACCTTTACGGCGCGAACCTTCGCAGCGCGGACCTTCGCAGCGCGGACCTTCGCAGCGCGAACCTTTACGGCGCGAACCTTCGCAGCGCGAACCTTTACGGCGCGGACCTTTACGGCGCGGACCTTCGCAGCGCGGACCTTCGCAGCGCGAACCTTCGCAGCGCGGACCTTTACGGCGCGAACCTTCGCAGCGCGAACCTTCGCAGCGCGAACCTTCGCGACGCGGGTAAACTGACGGGCGACCGTCCGTATTTCGCGGTCGGCCCAATCGGTTCTCGGCAAGACATTTTGACGGCATTCCTCACGGAAAAGGGCGTTTACCTTCGTGCCGGTTGCTTCTTTGGCACCGTGGAAGAGTTCCGGGACAAGCTGCAAGGGGAACACGGCGACAACGTGCATGCCGTTGAATACCGGGCCGCGCTGGTGCTGGTTGAAGCCCATTACAACGTCTGGCCGGCTACCGTGGTCGAAGAGGAAGCCCCGGCGGAATCCTAAATAACCAAGCGCAATTTATAGGCCCGCCGAGTGCGGGCTTTTTCTTGTTGACATAGGTAAATTATTTATCTAATATCTAGGGCGTCAACACAAACAACCGGAGCGCAAACCATGAGCCAACTATTCAAGACCGCCGATGCCGTTAAGTTCGTAAAGAACGCCAAGGCCGGCACTTCCTTTTGCCTGCACGTCCGCAACGACGCCCCAATTGAAGGGGAAGACGACAAAGCGTTCATTGGTTGCGCTGGCGGCTATGTGCGCTTGAGCCGGGCCGAAGCTGCCCGCATTGTGGCCGACTACATCATCCCGAAACTTGAGGAACGCGGCGCCCGTGTACCGATCAACGTCACCCGCTACGAATCGGCCGGCAAAGAGCGCATTACCTATTGGATAGGCTGACCAGCCCGAATGCCACACGGAGCCCCGCCAAGGGCTCCCGCGGCTACTTGAAGGACATAGGGGGCGTCGTATCCGCTTCGACGTAACGTTGGGCCGCTGCAATGGCTTTGGCCCTGCCAGCGTTCGCGTCGATACTGTGGCCGTTGAGCATGCCGTCGGCCAGTTGGCGGACTTGGGGCACGTCTTCCGAATGGCAATAGAACGCATAAAGTCCCGTGCCCGCGGTCTTGTCTTGGGGTAGCAAACGCGGGTCGACGTCCCCCAGCGTGATAACCGGGTTACGCATGACGGCGAAGGACCACACGGCCGCCGCCAGGGCGTCCCGGTCAACCTCATAGCAACGCAAGCGAACTTGCACCAAAAGCGCCTTTGCTTCCTTGCGTTCGACGGTCGCTTGGTCACTCGACGGCCGATTGTGCGCCCGGATGCAACCGCTACAAGAACCGCTAGAAGTGTACCTATAGGTTAAATGGCCGTTCTTGCAGGGAATCCCCGTAAAATATTGGCTTTGGCCTCTTACCTTCGCGTCGGCCCGGCTGGTGTAATTTTGCATGGTTTACGCTCCTAAAATTGACGTTATGATTTTAGCGCATCTTACCCGCCGCCGCAAGTAAGACATAACCCCCGGCGAAAGTAAGAACCCCGGGTCGCATTCCCCGCACGCTTGCAATCCTACGGCACTGTAGACCATCTTAACGTAAGATATGATTATTATAATAACCTTACTGTAATGTAAGATGGTCTAAGGTGTACAGCGTTCTATTATTACGGGGTATAGGGGTATTATATAAAATAGAGTAATAGAATCAAAGGGTTAGAGTACCCACCCCGTAATTTTAGCCAATGGGGTAACAGGGTAAAGGGCACCGAACCAAGAGCGACGCCCCGTTGTGGTTGCAATTGTGGCCGCCAAGGGCTAGAATTAAGACACTATGAGCCTTACACCTAAACAACGCCGATTCGTGAACGAGTATTGCGTCGATGAAAACGCGACGCAGGCCGCCATACGCGCTGGATACTCAGAAAACGGGGCGGGACAGCAGGGCCATTTGCTATTGAAAATTATAAAAATTCAAGAAGCGATAGCCGAACGAATGGAAGAATGCGCCGTCGCTGCCAGCATTACGCCAGAATGGGTCGTCGGCCAATGGGCCAAGATTGCCCAAGCTGACCCGAACGCTATTGTTCAAGTTCGACGGACCTGTTGCCGGCATTGCCATGGTTACGGGCATCAATACCAGTGGACGGAAGCGGAGTACAGCGCCGCCGTCGACAAGGCTATCGAAGCCGGCAAGCCCGCCCCCGACGGCATGGGCGGCTTTGGGTTCAACCCGAACGCGGCGCCCGCGGCTGATTGCCCGGAGTGCGGCGGCCTGGGGATTGAAGACGTCCACGTCGCGGACACTCGCAAACTCCGCGGCCCTGCAAAGGTGCTTTATGCTGGCGCCGAACGGACCCGCAACGGCATCAAGGTCCACATGCGGGACAAGGACGCCGCGGTCGTCAACCTGGCCCGTTACCTGGGCATGATGGTCGACCGCAAGGAAATAAGCGGACCCAACGGCGGCCCCGTGCCCCTGGCCCATATCACCGCGGACGATTTGACCGACGACCAGCTTGCCGCCATTCTCAAGGCGGACGAAGAAGAGGCCGCGGAGTGATAGGCCGCAAGGAAGCCGCGGCGGAACTGTTGCGGCGGCGGGAGGCCCGGCGGCAACTGGCCGCCTATATCGGCTACACGTCCCCGAAGTACAAACAAAGCGGCTTTAGTGCGGCCGTGTGCGCGGCCCTCGACCTGTTCATTGACGATATGCAGGCGGGCCGCCGGCCCATTCTGGTTTTGCAGGCCCCGCCCCAGCACGGCAAGTCGGAGATTGTTAGCCGCAAGCTGCCCGCGTTCCTGCTGGGACGCTTCCCCGATTGGCGGGTCGGCGCTGCCAGCTATTCCGACGAACTTGCCGGCGCCATGGCCCAAGACGTGCGCCGCAACCTGGCCGCCGACGAACATAAACGCTTGTTCCCCCAGCCGGCCGAAAAGCGCCGCTATGACGTCAACCGCACCGGGGAATTTACGGCGCCAGGCGGGAACGGCGGCTATCTTGGCGTCGGTGTGGGCGCCGGCCTGACGGGACGCCCGGTCGACATTGGCATCATTGACGACCCGGTAAAGAACCAAAAGGAAGCGTTGAGCCCCACGACCAAGGAAGGGCATTGGAACTGGTATCAAACCGTTTTCACGACGCGGCTGTCCGAAAACTCCGGGCAAATCATCATGGCAACGAGTTGGGCGGAGGACGATTTGCCCGCCCGGATTTGCTCCCACTTCAAGGGCGACCTGCGGCTTACCGTCTTGCGCTTCCCGGCAATCAACCTGCCCGGGGAAGTTGGCTACAACCCGAACTTGCCCAAGGGGCCATTGGTCCCGGAGTTGAAGAGCCTGTCATTTTTGCAAGAAGTCAAAGGGCTGTTTTCCGACTACTGGTGGGCGGCCATGTACCAGCAGTCGCCGCGCTCGCTGGGCGGCAACGTCTTCAAGGAAGCCGGCTTGCGCTACTACTTGCCCAAGGATTTGCCGGCCAAGTTCGACAAGGTTGTGGCTTCCTGGGATTGCACCTTTAAGGACACGGACGGCACCGACTTTGTCGTCGGCCAGGTATGGGGCAAGGCGGGCGCCAATAGCTACTTGCTGGCCCAAGTCCGCGCCCGCATGTCCTTTACCAAGACCGTCGGGGAAGTCATCAAGCTAAAGAACGAATGGCCCAAGGTCCGGGAAATTCTGATAGAAGACAAGGCCAACGGGCCGGCGGTTATCGACACCCTAAAGGGCTCCGTTTCGGGCATCATCCCGATTGAACCGGACGGCTCCAAGCTGGCACGGGCGCACGCCGTAACCAGCTATTGGGAAGCGGGTAACGTGTGGCTTCCGCATCCGGACACGGCGCCATGGGTGAAAGACTTGGTCGGGGAGTTGACCGGATTCCCGGCGGCGGCCAATGATGACCAAGTCGACGCCCTTACCCAAGCATTGCGCCGCCTGTTCCCGTTGTTCAACAAGTTGAAGATTACCCAAGAGGCGATTAACAAGGCCATGGGTCGCGCATAGCAAAAGGCCCCTTGCGGGGCCTTTGGGGTGCTTAGAGTTTCCCGAAGTTCCAAAGTCGCGTAACGCCTCCGCGTGGTCCAAACGCGGTCAAGTGCAAATCGCCGTTTGCTCGAATTACCAGCATGTTGACTTGCTTGACGGCATTGTCGGTTGCAAAAACGTTGCGTGCAGTCATTTTCGCTTGATGTAAGGTCGGTAACTTGGTGCGGGCTTGAATATCGGCCAGGGCCGCCAAGTCGGCAATGTCAAAGAGTTCGCGGAGAGGGCTGGAAGAAGCGGGAAGCTTGAGGGACATGGCGGGAACTCCAAAGAAGTGGTTGACGCTTCCTATATTAGATAAATAATTTATCTACGTCAACAGATATTTTGCAAAAATAATTATTTTCCCGTAAAATAAACCCATGGAACCTATCGTCAAGCGCCCCGTGGGTCGGCCTCGTAAGACCCCCAAAGTTGACGCCCCCGCCAAGCCCAAGGGGGACGGTTTGCGTCGTGCAGCGGAGCGGGCCAAGGCTGCTGCCACGCCCGCCAAATCCTACGACTTCCCGGTCAAGCCGCCGGAACTCATGCCTGGCGTCGTCCCTGCTGGCGTCACGGCGCCGGTTATGGCCCTCGACTCCAACCCGTACCAATTCGCGTCGGCCACATTCCCCGGCGGCGGCTTCCCTGGCTTCGCGTACCTGTCCCAACTGGCAACCCGCGCCGAATTCCGGCAAATGGCTTCCGCGCTGGCGACGGAGTTGACCAGGGAATGGTTGGAATTCACCAGCAAGCAAGACGACGACACGGACAGCGCCGAAAAAATCAAATTGATTGAAGCCGAATTTAAGCGGCTCAACGTGCGGGCGGCAATCCAAACGGGCGCGGAGCATGATTGCTATTTTGGCCGGGCTCAAATCTTCTTGGAGATTGCGGGCGCCGACCGTTCGATCCCGCTTATCCTTGACCCCCGCACCATCAAAAAGGGCAGCTTTACGCGCATCGTCCCGGTCGAAGCCGTGTGGACCACGCCTGCCGGCTATAACGCCTTGGACCCCGTGGCGCCTGATTTTTACAAGCCGTCCAAGTGGTTTATGCTGGGCCAAGAAGTCCATGCGTCCCGCTTGATGACGGTCGTAACCCGGCCGCTTCCGGACATTCTGAAACCGGCTTTCAACTTCGCCGGCATGTCCCTTTCCCAGCTTGCAGAGCCCTACGTCGACAACTGGCTCCGGACCCGTCAAAGCGTGTCGGACCTGCTAAACAATTTCAGCATTACCGCGCTTGCCACGGCAATGGACCAAGTGCTGCAGGGGGACGACGACGGCGGCGATTTGTTCGCACGGGCCGAACTCTTCACGGCCACGCGGAGCAACAAGGGCTTAATGCTCTTGGACAAGGACCGGGAGGAATTGGTACAAATCAATACCCCGCTTTCCGGCCTGCACGAACTCCAAGCCCAAAGCCAAGAGCATATGTGCAGCGTGTCCCGTATGCCGGCCATCATCCTTACCGGCATTTCCCCCAGCGGCTTGAATGCTTCCAGCGACGGCGAAATCCGCATTTTTTACGACTGGATATCGGCCCAACAGGAAGCCTTTTGGCGGGAACCGCTGGAAGTTATCCTTAAGGCCGTGCAACTGTCATTATTCGGGGAAATCGACCCGGATATCGGCTTTACCTTTACCCCGCTGTACCAAATGACGCCCAAGGAAGAAAGCGAAATTAGGCTATCCGATAGCCAGGCGGATTGCGCCTATATCGCGGCCGGTGTGGTCGACCCGTCCGAAGTCCGGGAACGCCTGGCCCGCGACCCGAATAGTGGCTATCAGTCCTTGGACACGTCGGTCGAACTGGTCCCGCCGAACCCGGAGCCCGCCCCGGGCGAAGAGCCCTTGCCGGGACTTGAAGACGCTGCAGGGGCCGCCAGTGGCGCAACAGCCTAAGACGTGCCGGGCGGTCCCGGCCAATCGCGGCATTGAAGCCAAATACCGTAAGGCCCTGCAGCGGCTCATTGCGGAAATGCACGCGTCGGTCGAATACTGGCTAACCGCGGCCTATCGCAAAGACCCGCCCCGCATGGCCGCCTTGGTTGAACAGGCACAAGACGCCAGCCCGTCCGCCAAAATCAAAAAGATATTGGACGAACTGGCCCGCCGGTGGACCAAGCGGTTTGAAGACTACGCCCCCAAGCTGGCGGAAGCCTATTTGCAAGGCATGTTCAAGGCCAGCGACTCCGCGTTCCGGCAAGCCCTCAAGGAAGCCGGTTGGTCCGTTGAATTCAAGATGACGCCCGCGGTACGCGACGCCTTCAATGCCAGCCTTGAGGAAAACGTCGGCTTGATTCGCTCTATTCCTGAAAAGTATTTGCAACAGGTAGAGGGAACGGTAATGCGCTCCTACAGCGCCGGCCGTGACCTGGCGACCATGGTAAAGGAACTAAAGCAGCTTTACCCCGCGGCCAGCCATCGGGCCGAACTGATAGCCCGGGACCAATCGAACAAAGCGAACGCCGTCGTCAACCGGGCCAGGCAAATGGAACTTGGCATAACGGAAGCCATTTGGATGCACAGCCACGCCGGGAAGAATCCGCGCCCTGACCATGTGGCAGCAAACGGGAAAAGGTATAAAATCGCGGAAGGTTGCCTAATTTCCGGGGAGCATATCCAGCCCGGAGAGGAAATAAATTGCCGATGCACAAGTCGGTCCGTTCTACCCATTTGAAAGGTGATTTTATGAGCAATAACACTACGGCTGACGTGACTGGCATTTTCAGCCTCGACACGAATCGACTTGTCGGTATCGCGCCGAAAGGGGTGAACGACGTAACTTACCTGGCCGGGCAGGATACTCAAACCGACGGGCTCCCGGTTACGTCGAAAACCGACCCTCTCACCGGGAGGAATAGATTTTCGATCACTGACGTTGGCGAAGCGCAAGTAGCCGTCGCGGCTCCGCTTGTGTCGTGGGCGGCATCGGAAGGCACTCTCGCGCTTATCTCTGTAAATGGTGCGCCTGAAGCCGTTGGGCGAGGCGACTACAGCGATGCAATCAAGGCCGCGCCGCTGAAATGCACGTTCAAAGCCAGCACGTCTTACAACGCTGAATTCAACCTGACCACTGGTGTTAGCTTTGCGCAGTTGCGCACAATGCAAATCCCGTTCAAGTTTTCGAGCAATGTCGGATTTGTCGACGGTGTCAATCCTATTCAAATCTGGATTTACTCGGCAGACTTTACGAAATCAGCGAAGGCGCGGATTGAACTTGGAAATTTTCGAGCAAACAAATGGAACATGATTAGTTTTGCTGCTGGTGCCGCGACTGAAGGCTGGTCATTTGCTGGTGGATGGACTGCAACGACTGACCTTGACGCTGAAATTGTTACCCGGCTTCGTATCTTCGTGACTGTACCGGCAACGGCTGACGGGGTGACAGTTGAAATCGGGCCGTTGATGAAAAATGCACGGCGCAAGGGCATGGTATCAATCGTCAATGACGGCGAGTACGCAAGCCAGCGGGACTACATCCTGCCAATCCTTGACGGCTATGGTTTGCGCTCATCGTTGGCGCTTGTTGGTGGGAATATCGGCCTTAGCACGACCTACATGAATGAGGCGCAGATCATTGCTGCGTACAACCGAGGGCATGAGTTAATCCATCACACCTTTGATAACAGCAAGGTGAATGGGTACGCGAACGCTACTGACTGGCCTACGCAATCCAGTATTTACAACGACATCGTTGCATCGCAGGCGTGGCGTAGCTCTCGCGGCCTATCTCGCGGCCTGAATTATGCGGTGCATGGCTACACCTGTCCTTTTGCGCAAACCGTGGCGCAAGCGCGTCAGGATTTAGTCTCAGCGGCTTATGAAGCGGCGGGAATAAAGGCGATACGGTTGATGAGTCCGGTCTATAACCGTACTCAGCCAATTTGCGGAGCGTTCGACCCACTGCTCGTTCAGGGGGCGCTTGGGGTGACGAACACCACAACCGTGACAGACTTTCAAAATGTAGTCAATTGGGCAATATCGCGGGGTGAGTGGGCTGTTATTACCTTGCATCGTTCTGTCATCACTGCCCCCGCTGCCCTTCAGGTATTGAACGCTGACCTTGATACGGCGATGGCGTACCTAGCCGGGAAGGTGCGCAGCGGTGAGGTTGATTGCTTGCCGTTTGGCGAGGCTGCTCAACAGTTCGGTTTCTAATCCCCTCGATTCAAATTTCGACAATCTCAGCACGATGACCATAAATTTACGCATGCAACTAAGTTGGCCGTTTTACTGGACGGCCAGCGGAGCGGCGACGTATTTCGACCTTCCGCCTGGTGACTGGTCCGGTATGTATTGCGCCTACAGCCTTTAATGCTCATAATCCAACATTATGCCGACCATGAAATTAGCCTTTGACCGAAGCGCCCGCCGGATTGATGCCGACGGACGGCTTCACGTCGACCGCTCCCATATTTCAAAGGCCACGGTCAACCCGTATTACGGCAAGGAGATTCCGGGCTATGACGCCTTGGGCCTGCAGCCGGATACGGTTTACCGCTTGTTCCGCGACCCTGTGGAATTGGAGCGCGGGGCGGCCACATTCGCCCGGCTCCCCATTCTTTCCGAGCATGTACCCGTTACCGTTGAAGCCCCGCGGCCTGATTTGGTCGTCGGCGCCATCGGCTCCGAAGTTGTTTTTACGGCCCCGTATCTCGACGCCGACCTTTGTGTTTGGGACGCGACGGCCATCGCGGGCATAGAAACTGATAAAGTACGCGAATTATCCTGTGCGTATCGTTACGTACCCGTTATGGAGCCCGGCGAATTTGAAGGCCAGCCCTACGACGGACGCATGACGGAAATACAGGGCAATCACCTGGCATTAGTTGAGGTTGGCCGTGCCGGGTCCGACGTGGTAGTGGCCGACCGAAACCCTTTCATACTCAAGGAATCCGCCATGAAAATGAGCAAGCTGGGCAAAGCCCTCTTTGCGGCATTGTGCGCGGCCTCTCCTGTGCTTGCGGCGGATTCCGCCTTGCCGGCGCTGGTAGGCAATGCCAACCGCAAGACCTTCAAGAAGGATGATGTTAAGGCCAAGCTGCTGGCCCTCGACGCGTCCATCGACTCCAATCAACTCGACGCCGTTCTCGACGCAATTCTGGACGTGGAGCAAGACCCGAAGCCGGTCGAAACCCGGGCCGCCGCCGCGGACGAATCGCCAGCCGACAAGCTCCGTGCCCTTCTGGCCGGCAAGGTTGACGACGCCACGCTTGAAGCCGCTTGCGGTCTTCTGGCTGCCCCGGCCGCCGACGAAAAGCCGGAACCGGGCATGAAGAAGGAAGAAGTCGACGCCGCCATGGACGGTTTGCGTAAGGAATTGCGCGAAGCCGAAGAAGCCCGCCGCGACGTTCGCGCCGTCGTTGGCGACGTCATGGGTATGGATTCCGCCGCCGCGGTCTATGGCTTCGCCCTGGACCACATGAAGGTCGACCGCGCTGGTGTGGAAGGTGCCCCGGCCCTTCGCGCCTTGTTCAAGGTTGCCGCCGCCCACAAGGTCGCGTCGCCCGTGCATGTTGCTCAAGACTCCGCCGGCCTGGCCGCGAAGTTCCCGGGCGCCGCACGTTTCAGCCACGCATAATAGGAGGTAAATACCATGGGCTTTCAAACTCAAGTTAACGCACAGCAGGCCCCGGCTTGCGCTGGCGACTTCGCTTCGGCCAATCCCCGGGCGGCTACCGTGTCCCCGGAAGGCGGCTTTGTTGCTGGCGCCGCTGGCGTCACCGTTGGCCGCTTCGCCTGGATTCAATCCGACGGCGTTACCGTGCTGAATACCGGCACCGGCAAACCCGACGGCTTCATTCACCGCGACCAACAGGCGCTTATTTCGACCTACCTGGCCGAAAGCGGCAACCTGATTCCGGTCGGCTTCCCCGTCACGCTCATGCGTACCGGCGATTACTACGCCCTGGCGAATGGTTCCGCCGCGGCCAAGGGTGAAAAGGCTTACGCCAAGTTCCAAGACGGTTCCGTCCGCTTTGAGCCGACCGCGTCCGCCCCCGCTTCCGCTTCCATCACCGCCGCACAATCTGGCACGACGCTTACGGTTTCCGCCGTTGGCTCCGGCGCCCTGAGTGTTGGCGATCGGGTCACGCAAGCCAGCGGCACCCCGGCTTACATCACCGCCCAACTGACCGGCACCGCGGGCAGTACCGGCACCTATACGCTGAGTGTTTCGCAAACCGTTTCCAGCGGCGCCGCGACGGCAACCAGCTACATTGAAACCGACTTTGCTTGTTCCCGTGATTCGGCATCCGGTGAACTGGCGGTCATGTCCTTTTAAGGAGCGACCAGCATGAACCCGATTCTCCAAGCTCTGATGGGCCGTGCCG